AGTTGCAATTTAATTCAATTAATTGTAATCCACGATGTGCAAATACTGAAATTTGCAACTTTAATGAGAAGTTTTACTTCAATTTCCTACTTGATGACAAGGCCGGATTTGATGGCACAACTGATTGGAAAGAGATTTATTATGCTTTAGTTGAACCTGAGGTGGTTGGTACAAAAACTAAAAGAATTATGGAGGATAATTGGTCATGAAATACATTGAAGCACCTAATTACGAACATCTTAATAGTCCGTATCTGTCAATATTTTTTGCTGGTAGCATTACCGGAGCAAAAGATTGGCAAAAGAACCTTTTTGAACGTATCAAGTTATGTAATGGAACCGTCTATAATCCCAGACGTGAAAACTTTGATATCAATAATCCAAACGAAAGTGCAGAACAAATCAGTTGGGAATATGTACATCTACATCAATCAGATGTCATTATTTTCTATTTCAGTCACGAAACGCTTGCACCGATTACTTTGTTTGAACTAGGAGCTGCGTTGGAACGTAATTTATATGGCGATAAACCACAACAGATATTCATTTACTGTGAACCCGAGTATCGTCGCAAGTTTGATGTTGAGTATCAGACTGAAATGATTCTAGATACATATGTTTCGATGGTTAAAGATCGTCCAAAGCGTAATTTTGTGGAATACTATTCAGATTACGAAGAATTTGTGGATAAATTGATTGAATTCATCGTGAACAAGGAGTAGACTGTCTATATGAGAATTAAAAGTTATAATGATGTTAAGTGTTGGGTAGTTAGCGATCTACATCTTGGTCACACGAAGGCGTTTATTTGGAGCAAACGTGGATATTCCAGCGTTGAAGAACATGATCGTGGTATTATTGCCAAGATCAATGAATTTGTTGGACCCGATGATGTGTTGTTTTCACTGGGAGACTTTTGTCTTAATACCAGCGAAGAACAGTTTGACGCATATCTTAGTCAGATTACATGTCAAAATATCAAGTTGATTTGGGGCAATCATCCCAATCCTATTTACAAGATGTATCGACGGATGGTGGCTGCAGAATATCAACGAGATGATATTGAGGTATATCCTTATAGGTATCGTAATGTTGAAATTATTGGTTATCATTATGAGTGTACGATTAAGGGTAAGTATGTGGTTATGAATCATTTTCCTATCGCTGTATGGGAAAACATGAAGGAGGGATCTTACATGTTGTGTGGACATAGTCATTATAGTTATCCGTCAACCAGAGTTGAATGTATTGATGGACTAACACTTGATTGTGGTTGGGATGGTCATGCAACGCCTTTGTTGTTTGATGATATTGTTAGGATCATGAACAAGAAGAATATTCGTAAAGTAGATCACCACGTTAAATAACTATAATAAGTTGAATTGTTGACGTGTCTCGTATATATTAGTGGTTATATGACTACACAATTGTTACACGAAGAAAGTCACAAGTTTTTGACTGATATTGGTTTTGTTGCAAGACCAATACTCGGTCAAACTTTACGTATTGCATATGACTATCCCAATGCAATTTCTATTGAACTCTATAAACATCAAACAGTCACCAACTTTAGAGTGTTGTTTCTACATATCAATGAAGATGCATATACAAGGGGGCGTGAACAAGGAAAAACTGATGCAATTGGTGCATTAATGAAAAACTTTACAAAACTAATATATGACAAACTCTAATTACGCTGCAAAACAAATTCTCGCTCACCTTCTTAAGAACGGATGGGTTTCAACCGAATGTTTTAGTTCTGAACATGTAGAACGAGATATTCAAAACATTATCGATAACGCTGCATTGTGTAATATCAATTTAGATCCCAAGGGATTTACATTTGACAGTGCAATCACACAAACATATACCTTTAAGGCATGAACGACGAACTAACAAAATATTTGGTTGAAAAGTATCCAAAGATACTAAAACAATCTGATGTAAACAAGGACCATTGTTATGGCTTGTTTGGCATTGAATGTAGTGATGGATGGTTTCTACACTTGGATCGAATGTTTGAGTCAATTCAATCCATGATTGATTATAGTGAGACCAATTATGAAAATTTGAAATGTCATTATAACAAACTTCCTTGGTACAAAAAGTTCTTTTCAATATATAAGCGTTCACGGTATCATTATTTGCGTAACAATCAAACTCCTATTCCACAGGTTGTTGCTGTACAAATCAAGGAAAAGTTTGGAACTCTTCGATTTTATTATATTGGTGGGGATGATAGAATTACTCCGATTGTTGATTTTTATGAATCATATACTAAATATATCTGTGAAGATTGTGGTAACACAATTGATGTTGGGTCTACTGGTGGATGGATTCGTAATCTATGTGAAAAACACGCAAATGGTTCTAAACGAAGTATTCATAATAATGAAGCAAATGAATTATTTAAAAAAATACGTGGGGACAAGTAGATAATATTTATATTCAAATATGAAGACTAATGTTATTATTATAGATGATTTTTATACAAATCCACACGAAGTTCGTCAATTTGCAATGTCTCAGGAATTTAAAGTACGTGGAAATTATCCGGGTGCTAGAACACTTCCAATGTTAAACGATTCGATTAAAAATACATTGCAAAATATATTAAATAATGCGGGAGGGTTGATTACGTATTTTCCTGATGATGGATACAATGGTTCGTTTCAGACCACATATGCGTGGGATAAATCATGGATTCACTCAGATCATTTTAATACGTGGGCGGGAGTTTGTTATTTGACTCCAGATGCACCATTGAGCGGTGGTACTGCAACCTATCAACATAAAAAAACAGGCGCACGTTCATCAACTGATGTTAATCCGGAAATGGCAAAAGAACTTGATTCTGATGGAAGTGATCGAACTAAATGGGAAACTGTAGATAGCTTTGGTAATATTTTCAATCGGTTAGTTTTGTACCGTGGTCATGCTTATCATATGAGTCGTGATTACTTTGGCAAAACTTTTGAAACTTGTAGATTATTTCAAGTTTTCTTTTTCAATACTGAACACTGAGTATGTCTTTAAAAATTGTAAAGATGGTGGTATATGGCGTTTCTGAACGATTCGACATCACCACCCAAATAACTGGGTATCAACCCGAATACTCTGGAATACAAACTGTATCGTTTGTCGATGATGAGAATTTTAAAGATATTTGTGTCAATTGGGAACCTGATATTGTTGTTGTTGTAGGCGACGTAATTCATTTTCCCAATATATTGTCTCTAGAACACTCGTTAAAGTCAAAACTGTATATCATATCAAAACAAGATCTTGCAGAAAATGGAATCACATATTTTGTTGAAGAATTCTTTATTAGATATATTGATAACAGCATTAAAAATCACAATTCTGTAGATAAAATATCCGTATACACGGCGACATGTAATACTGAAGAACGTTTACGTGTTGCTTATGAATCGTTAAAAAACCAAACACATCAAAATTGGGAATGGTCAATTTATGATGATTCTACTGATAACGTCACATGGGATATTGTAAAAGAAATTGCCAAGTCTGACACACGTGTTTTAATTAATAAAAATCAAAATCAATCTAAATATTCCCGAATCGGATACAACAAATTTAGTGCAGCAACTCATTGTGGATCAAATTATATTGTTGAATTGGATCATGATGACGCTTTGACCAAGGATTGTCTTGAAAAAATCTTAATGACGCATAAGAAATTTCCTGAGTGTGGGTTTGTTTATGGTGATTGGGTAGAAATGAACTTTGAAAGTAAAAATGAAATTGATTATGGCGTAGGTTTTGCGTGGGGTTATGGTTCATATTACAACACAAAACATCCGTATAAGGATCGAGAAATAAAAGTTGTTTGTGCACCTAGTGTTAATCCATTAACGATTCGTAGACTTTGGAGTATGTTTAATCATCCTAAATCGTGGAAAAAAGATGTTTACATGAAAATTGGTGGGCACAATAGATACTTGAACAGTGCTGATGATTATGAATTAATGTTAAGAACTTTTATGAATACAACAATGGTTCATCTACATCACTTTTGTTATGAACAATATTTTTATAATAACAATACAAAAGTAAGCAATGGTGGATTAGGATGGGAGTATCATGGTGATATATTGCGTCATGTGAGATATATTCAAAATAATTATAATATCAAGATTAAAGAACGAATTGAAGAACTAGGAAAACACGATTGGGCATACGACAGTACAAATCCAGATTGTGTTAAGAATTTTTATTTGGGACAAAATCATCCAAGAAGCGGTGATTATGAACAACGTCTAAATTTGGATTTCAAACCTTAATAAAATCATGAACATTCATGTTCCAGATGAAATTAAAGCTAAATATCCTCATATGGAATTTAGGGGTAAACAGCGACAATTGAATGACAGAACCGTAATTGAAGCATATAACAATGCTACTAATCAAACTTTTCATTATAGTTTTGAAGAAGACTTTTTCTGGTTTTCAGGTCAAATTCCAGATTGGAAATTGAAAAAGATATGAAAAGTAGAATTACCATGTAATGTATGTCCTCATAATTCTGTGTGTTGTAAATGGGGAACATTTTTGTCAAATGAAGAGGGGGGATCTTTACTAAAAGAATTTGGCACGGAATTCATATTTTTTGATAATGATAAAAAAGAATATCGTACTCAAACTTGGAATGGTAGGTGTGTATTTTGGAAGAATAATGGGTGTACCATACATTCTCATGAATTTTATCCAGCGGTCTGTCGTAAATTCCCGTGGGAAGACGGTAGAAATCCATCTTTACCGATGGCATATGACGCAACTTTGTGTCCAGAAATCTCTTGACTTTCACTATTACTTCCAATGACATCATGGCCGTGTGCTGGGGATACCTTCTGTATAAGAAGCTCAGTGGAGCTACCTTCAGCTGGTGGTGGTTTGTACTGGTCTCTGTTATCTGGGGATTGACTTGAACCTAAAAAAGTTTCTTGACTTGTTATAAAGTGTGTAGTAATCTAGACTTATGAGTGAACAAACCTATATGAACCTAAAAGATGCAGTAAAGCGTCCTGTACTCAGTGAGAAGACTGTTAATCGTGCCAACAAGGCATTTGTTAGGATGGTTGATAACTACCAGAAATGGAATGAGTCTATCACTGCTGATGAGCCACGTGAGACATATGAAGATGACATTTTTAATTGTCTCTTTGAATATGACTTGGATGGTTATAATTTGGCAGAATATCTAAAATCTAAGATCTATCTTGAGCCAGATGCTGGACTTGTAGATATTTTGGATGATATGATCTATGTCAAGAAGTCTCTGGAAGATGAAATGTTGAAGCAATGGGTTAAGGAAAATTTTTTGACTATTTCAGATGATGTAGTTGGTAAGAAAGTTAATGCTAAACAGGGTTCTCGTAAGTATGAGAACCTCTACATTACTGGAATTAGACCAGACACTTATCAAGTGACGATTAGTGATAATATTAATGCAAAGGGTGGTCGTATCGTTGGATTTGAAAATGTAACCTTTCTATGATTGACTTTCTTTAAAGTCGTGGTAAATTGATTGAATGAAGATTGACATTCAAAAGGTTGACCTCACTCATGGGATTGGAATATATCGTACCCAACCGTGACAACTTTTTCTATTACCCGTCGCCATGCTTGACATATTGCCATAGTTAAGACCATGTAACTTACAAAAGTCTTTCAAACATATGATATTGGTAACTTCTCCTTGCGGCGACACCAATACATAGTTTTTAACATGGGAGTTTTTCATTTGCAATCTGCTATTCATTGAATGTTTTTTTCCTTTCATTGGAGACGGTATACCTTTTTTAGCCATACTAATTTTTTTTCTGAACTCATCAGTATGAACGAAGCCTTTGAGTTTTCCTTTCATTGATTTACTTCGTTTCTTTATGGTTTCCAAAGACTGTTTTTTGCCCAAATGTGAAATAACCAACTTATTTCTTGTTTCTTCAGTTATTGGAGCTGCGGGTTTTCTACCAACTTGTGATTTTTTTAGCGTATGAATTCTTTTTTTGTACAATTCAGTGCCTTGCTCAACGCCATGTTTTTCTATAAACCACTGTAAAGATAAAAATCCTTTTCTAGCTTCTGACATTTTTTGTTTACTTTCGGGAGACCATTTTTTACCTAAATTGCCTTTAGTAGCTTTGCCACCATCCCCTACATTGCACAGATCATATCCCTTTTGACGGAGGCAACTAATAATACGATTTTCCCAATAAAAAGCAACATGCTCTTCAACATTATTTACTACTTTCTTATATTTAAGGTTTAATCCTCCGCTGAGTATTTTTTTAATTTTGTTATACAAATAAATGTTGTTATTTGGAATTTTGCCCAATTTTGTTTTTCGTTCATGAATAGTCATTCTTCTTTTTGTTCCCTTACCGACATAAAATGGTTTATTGTTACGTGGATCAATGAGTAAATATGTATAAAAGTTATGCATACTAATAAATAGGAGTGTGATGAAAATTGATTCAAAAGAAGTTGACAAAACTTAAATGTGTGGTAAGATTAAAATATGATCGTAGACATATCAACTATAGACCGTTCACAATTTATGGTGCATGAACATTCACTTAATGGTGAAATTGTTTATTTGATTCAACCTCAACATATCGGCACCAAGTGGCATCAAGACAACAAGCACATGCGTAGTGTGGTTGTGAATTATGCTGGTGAAGTTATCAGTGCAGGCTTTCCAAAGTTTACCAACTGGGGCGAGAATCCTGAACACTTTCCAGTTCCCAATTCGTTGAATCATTGTACCGTGGTTGAAAAGCTTGATGGTTCATTGTTGATTGTTAGCAAGCATAACGGCAAATACATTCTACGTACCCGTGGAACTGTTGATGCTTCTACTATGGCTAATGGTCATGAGTTGGAACTGTTCAAGAATACTATTCTCAAGACCCTTGATGTTTGTTTGCCCGTCGATATAAACGGTAGTTGGCACTATTCTATTTTGTTTGAGTGGGTTAGTCCTATCAACAAGATTGTGTTGAACTATGGTGATGAACCAGACTGGTATTTGGTTGGCGTGGTAAATCACGATCACTACTCTGTGTGGTGTCAATCCCGTTTGAATGAGATGGCTAATGAGTTTCATCTCAAACGCCCTCCTACCTATACTTTTTCTGGTGTTGAAGATCTGTTAAAGGATGTTGACCAATGGAGAGGTAAGGAAGGTGTAGTTGTTTATTCAAAGAATGACCAAATGCTTCACAAGGTAAAGGGTGCGTGGTATCTTGCTCTACATCATATGAAGAGCGAGCTAAGCAATATAGAAAAGGTTATAGATGTCTGGTTAGAACAAGGTATGCCTGACTATCAGACTTTCTATAACTATATCTTTACCACCTTCGATTACGAATTGGCTGAACAGTGCCGTGGCATGATTAGCCGTATTTGTGATGCCAAGAAGGAAGTTGATCTAATTGTGAGTGGGATGAATGATTTTGTGAATAACAGACTCAAGACTCTACCTACTCGTAAGTTACAGGCTGAACAAGTAATTTCAGCTTATGGTAATACTAATAGAGCTTCATTTTTGTTCAAGTTGCTTGATGGTAAGTCGTTAGGCA